ATCCTTAGCCAATATTTGAATTGTTTTAGGTTCATTATATTATTCTTTTTTACAGTTTCCTTTGCCATAGCTCATTATTTTTTAATTATTCTCTTCTTTCTTATCATTCCGTATCCAAACTATCTGAATATTCCTTTTAGGCCTCCATTAACAGCGCATATTTTGGCTTCATTTGATGGGTGTACGTATACATTGAGGGTTGTACTTATATCCGAATGTCCTAGAATTGTGGATACAGTTTTAACATCGACTTTATTTTCAATCAAGGTACTTGCAAAAGTATGTCGTAATCCATGAAATTTAATGCAATGATTTAACTTTACTTTTTCAAGAATAAAAATTCGATAATATGTACGTAAAGTTCGAGGTTCGATAAAATCCTCAGAGCAGGTGCAAACATAATAATCTGGCTTACATACGGCATAGAACTTTTTCACAATGGGTAAAATATTTTTAAGAATAGGTATGTGCCTATCTGATGAACTAGTTTTAGGAGCTCCTATCTCAACCACCGTCTTTTTCCTGTCGGTACCGATATTTCCAGGAAGATATATGCGCTCCATTGTTTTATTGACATGAATTGTATTGCCAACAATATCTATATCCCGCCACTGTAACGCACAAATTTCGCCAATCCTCATGCCTGTGCATATTGTTAATAAAATGCCTAAATTGCGAGGTGATGGATTATCCATAACATACTCAACAATTTTACGATATTCTTCTTGCGTGTAACGTTCTAATTTTGAAACGCCAACCTTATTATTGGTTGGCCAAATAACCTTCCAAGCTGTATCGGGAACATTGATGTCCAATTCGTCACCAGCGTAGCGAATAAGCATCTTTATGACTATAAGGATATCTGAGCAGTATTTCTTTGACTTAGTGCCTGAATCAAGAAGTTCATAAAGAAAAGTTGTAACAACCTTCTTATTCATGGTCTCCACATCTGTAGATCCAAATCTAGGAGCCAGTATCTTTATATATATGAGCTGATAACAGCTTAGTGTTGATTCCTTAACTTGTCTTCTCTTGACAGACAACCATTTATTATATACATCATTTAATTTCATAATTCTTGTACTATTTTAGCATTAGTATCTGCTTTTATTATTTCCGAAAAGGAAAGTGTATCATCTTTGCGATTAAGAAGGATATACTTCTGCTTAACTTCTTTTGTTAATACATCCCCGTGATAAACATACCCCATAATTCCTCTAATCGATAAGTTTAAAAGAAGTATAGGAATTGATCTATCAGATAATTCCCAACATGATACAATATTCTGAGATGGGAAATGTTCCCAGGGTAATAATTTCGTACAACGTTGCCACCAGTCCGCAATGATCATAGATCCATTTCCGGCAGTAGGTTCATGTATACTTCCGGTTTGAGATGTTAGCAATGAACATAATACTCCCAGAGAATTTGGTGTGAAGTCCTGTTTTTTTTGCTTTCTTTCAGATAAATCACTTTCGTAAACTTCTTGAAACCAGTCATAAGACAAATCGTTATCGTTCAGTCTAATCAATTCTCGGTATATTTTATTCCTATCTTCTAAATCCATATCTAAAATTTTAGTAACGGCATTAGGTAAATCCATCAGGTCATTTATTAAAAATACCTTAAATAAGTCGTCCTTATTCATATCGTTTATCGAGCTGGTTAAGAAATGTTTTATTTATTATCTTCTTATATGAGTTTCTTTTATGAATCATAATCCGCATTCCACTCTATTGAAATGGTCGCTTTCACTTTTTTGGTGCCGTCACAGAATTTGCAAGGAATCCATCTTGATTCATTGTGTCCTGTTTCAACTAAAGAACCTCCTTGACCGTTACAACGAGGACAAGGGACATTGCGTATGTGTTTTTTTTCAGGATTTGTACCGTACTTATCCGGTTCGATATCCAATGTATATTTTAATTCACTCATTCTATTCTCCTTTCTCTTTTAAAATAAACTCGGTTCTTTCGATTCCTTTACATACTCCAGTACCATATAGTCCAGTGGTTGCGTTTTCCAGTTGATGCCAGGTCGGTTCTTGTAAAGCGACTTGATCAGCCGCTGGCATTCTTCGGGCGACAGGCCGGTGTCGAGCTTCGCCATCGGGAGATTGATGCGATCCATCGTGATTGTGGTGGCGTGTATGATCCGGGCGTTGCCTTTCCACACACCTTTCAGATAGACCTGCTTCACTGCGCCAATGGCATTCCTCACCGGCTGGTGGATCCGGATCGTGGTGAAGCAGGTGCAGTTCAGTTTGTTGTTGAAGTTATCTTCAAATTCCAATCGTTCATCCATGACTTTATAATATTTACCATTTGACTGCTTACATTTAAAGCAATATATCATCCATCTGTTATCTTTTTTATCCACCCGGCACACTGTATATCGAAACCCGCAAGGGCAAACATATATCCAGCGGCCAGGAGTCAGAGTGGTTGATTTGACTTTTACGGACATTAATCAATTGCACTCATGGACAAAGGAATGTTATGTTCTTTTCCGTTCTCATCCCGAAAAGTCGCTTCAATAAACTGGCAGGTCGGAACAGGACGGTAAGCTTCCTTTATGATTTTAATTCCGTCCATGAAATCTTCATCTCCTGATTTTATCGCGAGTTTTTCAAGTTCCAACACCTTCTGAGCTTTTAAATTACCTTTTCGGTCCTTGGCAAGAAGGCCCATAACCGTATCGACCAATGAAGCACTATTTTCATCTTTTGCAAGAGTTCGCAAATAAGCCTTTACTTTGTCTACTCCAACATTTACAGTATCGTCCCATCCTTCATTGATCCGGTTTCCTATACGGATAGTTTTGCTGCCATCAGATGTTGAGAGCGTATCGCTTTTACGATCACTTTTTACATTGAACAGTTCGTTTTTCATTTGAATGATGGTTGAACTGCTTGAAAAAATATCAGATTTTGTATCCATTAGAATAGAAGAAACATTCTGCAATTTTTTCATTGTCTCTTCAACCCATGAATCCACGATCGCTTTATAATTTTCACGTTCTTGCTGTACACGGGCTCTTTCAGCCTTGTCTTCTGCTTCCAACTGCCGACGTAATTCGGCTTTCTGTTCTTTTGTTAAATTATCCAAGTTCATAATTTTGTATTTTAATATGTTGATATTCAATTATTATCTAAAATCGTCATTTACTTCCAGAGGCTTTTCACCTTTGATGTCGAGAATCTTTTTTTCTATCCATCCGATTCGTTCGAGAGCCTTTCGGTCGTCTGGATGATCAAAAAGGTGGTCCAGTTCTTTATCGTATTCCCTTTCCAAAGTTTCCAACAGCTTCTGTTCTTCGCGGGAAAGAGTTTTTGCCGGATCTTGTTTTACTCTTGGCATAACACTAATTCTTTGAGGCTGTAGCCAGTTCTTTTCGTTGCTGCTTTAACCGGTTGTCGCAATACGAACAGACGGCCTTGAACAAATCCGGAAGTTCACAGATAGGAATGGCCGGCAGAATTCGTCCGCGACTGATAGGAAGACTCCGGATATGGCGATTGGCTTCTTCATATCCATCAATTGTATTGATGCCAATTCGGGCAAGTTGCTTGAAAATACGATGATACCAGCCTTTACGGATAGCTTTCTCGTTAAGTTCAGCCTTCAGACTGTTCATGTCTGTCGCGATGTTAACCTGCCTTTTTAAATCGATGACCAGTTCGTCATATTCCTTGTCGGAAAGTTCCGACAGGCTGATCCTTCGTCCATGATCCGCTCCGTATTTGCCAATCAGGAAGCTCTCTATCACACCACCCTTGATCGTCTCCACTTCTGAGGGATCATAGCCCGGTATACGTCTCAGATAACCGTAGAACAGGCCGGTGTTACGTTTCTTGTAGGTACGTTTTTGAGTTGTCATATCTCTGAATTTTGTAATGTTTGTCTGGAAAAATCCGTCTTGTCTCCGTGAATGAGGGATGCCGTCTCTTCATCAATATCGATACGTTCATTCTTACCTCCGCGGACAGTGGCATAGGCTGCTTTCCCCTTTACGTGAAAATAGGCATAAGCCATTTGTTTGGCTATCGTGGCCGGTGCTCCCAGTGGCTCTCCCCGTTCATCCTCATGAGCAAGGAAAACAAAAAGGACCTTCGGAAAATCTTGCAGGAGCGTAATGATGTCATCCTTCTTTAAGTCCGTATAGACTGTCAGATTATCTATAAAGATGATTTTCTCACATTTCCGGTTGTTTTTTATCTCCTCACGCAAATCATCGATAGAGACGAATGGCCATGAATGAAAATTCCGATTGGTGTCCTGAATTCCGACACGATTGACTGCCTTCGTATATGAGGATCCGGTGCCTTCCTCCGCAGATATATATAACACCGGTTCAATCTTGGAAAGGTCATTGGCAAGATTAAGGGCAAATGTGGATTTACCATTTTTTTCCTTGCCATATATGAGCCAACAACCCTTCCGTTCCTGGTCTCCCAATATCCTTTTCCATTCTCCCAAGAACGGCATGAATTTAAACCGTTGGGCATTCAGGTTACTTACTGATAATCTTCTCATGATGATACTATTCCTCATTTAAGATGAGCAATGTTTCTGCACGACGGAGGCCGGTTTCTGCTTCCTGGCTGTCAGTCGCCAGACACATGTTCACGATTTTGTTGATTTTGCGTTTGTCTTTGATGTTGACGGATAATACCGTTTCTATCAGCGTCCGGAAGAACACCGCACGATCATCCGGTGCATCGGGAACGATGTGGTTGTATTTCGAAGAGAAGCGGGAGAAGAGTTCCTTGTAGGACTGCTTCTTTGATGTCCCTTTCCCTTTCTGCAATTTGGTCCGTAGTCCGTCAGAACCCATCAGATACCATCCGCAACAGTCTTGTGTCCCGTTCCAGAATTCATGCAGCAACAAAAGGGATGAATAGGACAATGCGCCGGCTTCGTCTATGATTACGATCGGATGGGGCAGGATGTTCAGTATGTATTTGGCGGATTCCTTGATCTCTTCCAATGTCCCGTCCAGTTCCCCACCCACGGCTTTTGCGATGGCGCGGATCATAGAACGTTCCTGCCGGCATTGCGTCGCATCGATATAGAAGCAATTCTTCAAGGTCCGTGAAAGATAGCGGGCGGAATAGGTTTTACCGATTGCGCATTCATCCACAAACATCATCGATTTACTGAATTCCTTGCAGAACAGGACATCTTCCTCGATCATGTTGAAAACGTCGGTACGGGCCATGTTCCAATTGCGTTCGTTTAGGGAAACGCCAAGCTGCCTTCCTAACTCCAACCATTTACCCGGAGATATCTTCCTGTCGATATCGCCTTTCTTCAAACCGCTATATACGCTTTTGTTGATCCCGTATTTTTTTGCGAAATTCGAATCGCTACCGTCATAGCGTTCGCGGGCATCCGCAAGGGCGGAAAGGACTTTTACCTTATATTCTTCTGTTAACTCAATCATATCGTGCTATTTTTAACGTTGTCAAAATCTATCTTTTAAACTTGGGGCAAACGATTTTCGAACACTGTTCGAATCCTGTTCGATTTCCATTTCCTGATTTCTATTGTCTATTTCCAGTATTTCGATTTCTTCGGGTTCTTCTACCGCTTCATATCGTGTGAGACCAGGCATCCGGAACTTTCGGTTCAAGGTCGTTTCCCGATGATCGATGACGGTCACTTTTTCGATGCTGTGGTAACGCCGTTTGCTGTACCCCTCCAGCGTATTGCGGTACCGGGCAAACAATTCACGATTTCTGGCCTGTTCCTCCGTTTCTTCGATCTTGGCACGGGCTGTCCGGGGCTGTTCTACTAATTCACAGACCACTCGTGTCGTGTCACGCAGACAGACTATGGCGGCCAGGCATTCGCCGTTGTTGCCGTCCAGCCAGTAGATGTCAACGTTTTTACCGGCCAGAACCTGCATATATCCGATCAACTTGTCTCCGGTAGCCAATTCCCCGCCATCGGCCAACAGGAAGATGGAACTTCTAAATCGGACTTGCCCCGACATGCTGACGCTGCTTTTCGTCCTATATCCCAATGTCAAGAGGATGGAACGATACGGGATCGGACGGTTGTTTTTCGGATTTTGCTTCTCAAAAAGTATTTCCCAACGGGTTTTACCTTCATAAATACTGCATTCCATATTGTTCCAGTCTTCAATGTCCCGAAGGCTTTGTTCTACCAGTTTGTCATACGGCACTATCTCTTTTTCCTTTGTTCCTACCTGATTGGACTCGTTCCGGGCGAAAGGACGGGCGATCCATCCCGTATGCTTCTTTTCCACCTGGTAACGGAGCGGCCTCCAGTAACCTTCGCATCGTTTACTTCGTGCGCTGTTTGCCTCGATACGAACATTCTGGAACATGTTGCCGGATTTTAGGAAACCTTCCCGATAAGCCGCATTCAGGTTGCTTTCGCACTCTATCTCGTCTGGTAGTGGCAATCCCCATTCTGCATAATTGCGCACCATCTGGCGGTAAAAGTCAAGAATAATACCCTCTTTTGATGTGCCGTATACCCATGTCGTAATTGCTTCGCTTCCCAAGTCGATTCCCAGATAAAACCACATGCGAGTTCCTTTTTTATACTCGAAAGGAGGTTGGCGGTCATCCACTGAAATGATCGATCCTGCAAATTTCGGATGCTCCAGCTGTTCAAATGGTACATACTGTCCCAGGCGGATCTGACGGTTTCCAGTACGCTTGCGGGATGTGGCCACTGAGCTGCCCCATGAATTCAAGAACATGGTGACAGTACGCTGGCTTACCTTGTTGAACGACTTCGGATCAAACACTTCTCCCGTCTCGTTGCTGATGATTTCCACATAACCGGATAGGAATGCGGACAGTTGACGGTGGACTTCGGCAGGTGAAGGCTTGAATGTCTGGTGGGCAAACATGCTGTCCAGCAAGTCGAGCGTACGTTCCACGGCCTTGCCTCGATTGTTGTTGTCGTAGCCTTTCAACAGGGAAGAATAGCCTTCCGCCTCGAAACGTTCGATTTTCCTCTTTAATGAAATGGGGTTGGTCGGTAGCTTGAATTGCGGCAGTTTATTGATACCGCGCCAGGCATTGAAATTGTTGATAACCGTGGAAAGTACCTTATAAGTATTCTTCACCGGCTGGTTATGCTTGACACATTCTTCATAATGTTCAGAACGCCATCGGATGGCTGCTTTCAGTACACTGGCATCAAGGACGTATTCCTTTTGCCGTTCCGGATCAATTGTACCATATTTACCCGGACATACATCACGGAAATAGGAAACGGCTTCCAGATCCTCCCAAAAGAAGCGTTCCAGGGAACAATCCTTCTTTCGAGGATCCCCCAACTGTTTACGCCAGTCTTTGGGCAAGGTATCATAGGCAATCAGAACTTTGTTGCCTTGCCCTTTCCCTTCACGGGCACGATGAATGCCGTATGTTTTCTTTTTGTCTCGCGCCAGTTTCTTTTTCAACGCTTCCCACGAAGGGAAGAAGTCCGGTATCAGTTCTTCCTTCGTCACCACTATCATGTTATTCCATTCGTGAGGCATATCGTTTTTTGTTTTATTCATTATCAAAATGTTCCCGGAAACGGATTCGAACCGCTGACCATATCGCCTGAATTACCAGTTTCGATTGTTCTACCTGACTGAACTATCCGGGATACCACCCTCGTTTCGCGGGCCGCGTACCGCTCATGCTAAACCAATCTTAATTGAAACCTAAACCGATTGTTTATCCTTTATCGCTGCCACCAAGCAGACGTGTAAACCATGACTCAAACCGGTCGGCCTCCTTGCAGCATTCTTTCTCGTTCGCCATCAAAAGAAAACTGAACAAAAACCAGACTGAACAGAGCAGGCTTCCCTCTGCCGGTTTCCCGTTGTCCATCGCTCCGGCTCCGACAAACAGAAAGAACCAACTGATGCACCAACCATATAAAATCACCTTCACTTTCATATTCTTATTCTTTTATTTCGTTCCCGCCGCCGGTCTCGCTCCGACACCTGCAAGTCGTTAACTTTCTTGGCGGGAATAGTCTCGGTTTCGGTCAAACAACCTACCTTTGTAGGTCAAGTTAAAAAATATATTTATGGAGCTTAGTAATATTGCAGAAGCAGTCCTTCAGTCCTTACGAAAGCAAGGCGAAGGCAATCGTTCTATCGTAATTAATCGGGAGTACGCATCCGAATTGGGAATTCCTTACCATTTGCTGAAAAAGATCGTGAATGATCTTATCTGCGAGGGTTATCTAACGAAAAGGGCGGAAACCAAAGACGGACAGATCGTAAGGACCGTTAATGAGAACTGAATTCTTGTTTCAACTTATTCAGGGGGATCTTTTTCAAGGTTCCCCGTTCTGTCAAACTCTCCAATTCTCCTTGCAAATTCCAAATGCATTCATCGCCGGATCGTTCTTTGCTGTTGATACCGATAAAGCCCATGCTGAACAGTTCCATCAATCTGAATAAATCCGGATGTTGCAGCGAATATTCCCATTGCTCAAAGGACAAACGGTCTTCATATTCTAAGATACCATCGCACGATATGGACCGTTTTACATACATCTTTCCGGTAGAGTCATCCTTAACTTGAGCAACTCTCAAATTATAGCTATGGACTGATATCTCTTTATCAATATGTATATCTTTCAAATCGGTACAATAAATGTCTTCTTGGGCTGATTGTGTATTTCCTTTTTCGATTTCCATAATTCTCAATTTAAAATTTCTATCATTTGTTCTTATAGTCGATATCATAGCAAAAGATATCACCATTTCCGAAGAGCAATTTCGAGAGCGAGTCGATCCAGGTCTATCCCACCTTGATTCGTTAAAGGGAGCATTTGACCGTTCTCCTTGCAAAATAGTCTATTATCCTCCATGCGTACGAGATGAAAAAAACGAAGGTTGGTCTGCGAGAGGGATTGTGCTAATCTCTGTCGGCAAGGTTCGTGGCGGAGCTTTACTTTATCTATACGAGTCAATTGCCCGGTTGATAGAGTTTGAGTTACCAGACTACGAAGTCCGTTACGAAAGGAGCGTATTTGAACAGGAGTCATAATCCTGATAATAGCGGATGTTTGATTTTTCATTCCCATATGTTTTAGAAAGTTAGATTATATTTATCCCTCAATCGTCCGTTCTGTCTCTCCCTTCGCATTCAGGATACGGACGGTACGAGACATCGGTTTCTCCTCCATTAGGATTCCACCCCGTTCCAAAGCCATCGTCCGTGCTTTTTGGGCCGATGGGCTGTTACGTTTGAAACTGAGTGCCATTGAAAGTGCGGGACCGGTGATTCCCAATACCCTGCAAATCTCCTTACGAGCTATACCGTCTGCCAGTTCAATTTTTCTTCTCATGATTTGTATTTAATTAGTTTGTTTACAATAGATGTGTTGTTATCAGAAATTCATACTCTTTGCTTGGCTCAACCGTCACTGTCAGGTCCTCGGCCTCTGTGAATTGTTTTTTCTGTTTTTCTGTACTCATATTGTGAAATTGTTTGAAAATTGTCTACTTTTATGGCCGTGTTATCGTGTAACACGGTGCAATATTACGGATAATTATCACAATTACAAAATAAATCGTGAATATTTTCACGAAAAAGTTATTATT